CAAATGCAATTGTACTAAATGAGTTAAATGTAAATCTATATTTGAACGGAATAAATCTAAATTATATATTGTACCAGTCAATTCTCTGCCTTTTTTAACTTCGTGAATATATTCCTGAGATTCTAATAATGGCAAAATTGTGTCATACAAATGGTCGGGTAATTGTACATTAAAAATACCCCCTCCTAATGCCTTAATGGTGGGCAAAGAATAAATTATATCTCCAGTTGCGCCACTATGATAAAAATTATTCATATTTATTTTTGATTATCGATTTGCTCTAATTTTCTTATTGCCCACTCAATACCTTCAGTACCTCCCCAACAATCCCACATTAAGCCTCCGCATCCTTCGCCATAAGGAACATCTTTACTTTGCTGATGTCTTTTAAATGATGCCATTCTCGCTATTGTATCTCTTGTGATGTTTTCTCGATTAGCTAATTGATTGGCACGAATTTTACCTACTGGAGTTCCGCAACTTCCCCAACCATTTTCTTTAACATATTTTAAAGCACGTTTTGCATTGTTGACCGCTAAATCAGGATAATCGTTATAACTATCAGCCATATTTATTTTAATTGCAGTCCATACCTCTTCCGCTTTGGCTTCAGTATCATAAACACAAGCGCCATTCCCAATTCTATATTTACCGTTTGAGCATTTTATTACTGGCATAATTTAATTGTTATATTCAAAATCCAAAATTTGTCCAACTAAATCAGACCTATGATTCTCTTTTAGCTTAATCCATTTAATACCTTCAATCTTTTTAGATAAATCAATACCAAAACTAAGTCCATTATAACTATCCTTAATATCCTTTTGTTCATTGTCTCCGTTCACAATAATCTTACCGGTTTTACCTAATCTTGTTAATATAGCAAGCATTTCGGTTTTGCTTAGGTTTTGCGCTTCTTCCACTACCAAAATATCATCAATAGTTTTACCTCGAATGAATTGAACTGGATAAGCTACAATCTTCTCATCTTTCACCATTGTTTGAATCTTAATCTTGTCAGCACACTTAACTAAGTTCTCTTGGAATGCTTCTAAATACGGATTAAACTTATCATCTAATGAACCTGGTAAATAACCTAATGAATTACCGACCTCAATGGTTGCACGTGTAATAAATATATGGTTACATTGTTTCTTATTTAGGAAATCTAAAGCAGCCAATGCACATACTAAACTCTTACCCGAACCAGCTCTGCCTGTTACAATAACAATTTGATTTTCTACTATTAGCTTCCTTGCTTCCTTTTGTTCTTCGTTTAAAATTACGTTGTACTTAATCTCTTGCTTACGTTCTCTATTTGGTTCTTTCATTTAGCATTCGATTAGTTTAGAATAAATAGCAAATCTTTCCTCATTAATTTTAAATAGGTCATAATTCTCTCTTACATATTCAGCATTAGCCTCTCCGAAGTCTGTTCTCATTTGTGAACTAAAAGCCATTCTTTTAATATCACGTTCCCAATTGTTGACCCAGCACACTGTTGGAATGTCATCGTATGGCGCTCGTTTTATTGCCATCAATGGAATGCGTTTGGCTCCAGCTTCTAATGCCTTTAGATTTGATTTTAGTCGATTGAATTTATTATCTAATAATGGCGCAAGTAATATGTCTGCTTCTTGGTAAAAATTCATATAAAGGTCTACCGGCATAGATTCTAAAATCTTATAATTTAGTTTCTCTCCAGCAGTATACCAATCAGCCATTTGTTTCCAATAAAATACATTTAAATCATTCCATCCACAAAGAAGCATCCTGGTCGAATCTTTGAACGATTTAGATTTGGATAATTCATAAATCGGATTCTTTAATTGCCTCATATCAGGAAAATGTGTGATGCTTCCCGTGTGCGCTATGGTAACTAATTCGTTAACATTTCTTTGAGCAGTAAATTGGTCTTTGTCAAATGGCAAAGCATTCGGCAAAATATAGCAGTTAGGATTTATCTTAATTATCTCAAGTCGTAAACGGTTATGAGTTGTCGTAACTACATCAGCAAATTTTATATAATTCTTTATGACTTGCGTAACTCCTAAAGACCGGTAGGTTAGCGCAGATAAATGTTGGCTAAATAGTTCCCAGTAGTCATCAATATCAACCACCAATTTAAAACCAATCTTAGCTTTCCATTTTAATAAATCAGGTAAAGGTATTGATTCACAAAATCGATTAACGACAACTACGTTTATGTCCTTTTCAATCAGCATCTCTTCGGTCATTGTATCGGTAATAATACAATACTCTTTTTGCATAATTGACAAAGGTAAACCAAGCCGATGGTAAGTTACTCCCGAATGCCTACTTCCTACGGCGCAGATTCTTAGTTTGGACATCGTTTGGTTGATTGAGTTTAGCTATGTATTTTATTCCCTCGTAATGTGCTGACAATCTTTTAAGCATATCAAAAACGCAACTGCCACACCAGGAATTAAAATTAAAATCTTTGTTGACATATTTACGGTAAAGATTGGCATACTCTTCTAATATTGGTCGGTCAATATTTTTTGTAAAACCTAAAGCCACCGCCTCAAAGTTTATAATATTAGCTTCTATAAATGCTATTTCTTCTTCGGTCATAGTTTATTTATTAATCTATAAATTACGGCTCCTAATATTCCCGAACTAAATACGATAGCTATCCATTCTTGAAACTGCATTGGAACAACAATTAAAACGATGGCGCTCCAGGTAGATAAACACGGAGTACAACTAAACGGTTTAAAATTTAAACCAAATGACTCATATAAATTTGTCATTGTAAAAAACACGGCAAACGAAACGGCTGCGATTATAGTTATCATTTATTGCTTTTATAAATTTCTTGCTTAACTAATGCCCAGTACTCTAAATCATCAGCTTGTAATTTCTGCTCAAGAATAAGAGTAGTTATGTATAACGACAATTCAAAAGCAAAAAACTTATTGCCTGTAAAATAAAGTGCATTTATTAATAAACTCTTTGCTCGGTCATTAGGCTTCATTCCTTATCTTCTTTTTAATGTTAGCAATAGTTTTGACAATCGACATATAAGGAATACCGGTTCTTCGTGAAATCTCCGTTTGATTAAAATTTAATTCCACGTAAGTATCTAATAACCTATCCTCGTACCAACTTAATGATTTACGTGCAGATTCAACCTGGTTAAATAAACTCTCTTTGTATTCCTTTGAGTCATCGTTAATCTGAGCCAATTCTTGGACATCATCAATAGATTCAAACCTCGCTCTAAAATGTCTAAAGAATGGTTGATTCATTCCGGTTGAATAAATCATATTGAGCATACATCTGACAAGCCAATACTTTAATCCACTTACTCCGTTGTTGTTGTAAATAGACCAAAACTTATCATCAGTTATTGAGCAAAGATTTAAAAACATTTCTTGTTTTAATTCCTCACGTAAGTTTGCTGGGTGCATTTTCATTAAGGCTTGTTTAATCTCCTTTGATTTGTAAATTTCCTCAATGATTTGCGACCTGGTCAATTTTGTTTTTTAGAACTAAGATTTTTGTAAATCAATCTAATTTTTGCAATTCCCGATTTAAATACCATTGAGCCTTTTCTAAATCTTGCTTTTTGTTTCCTTTCTTGTCAGCTCGAAGAATGTATTTAATTGAGTTTCCAAGATTGAAATTTAAGTCAAATGAATCAATAATGTCAATGACCTCAATGCCGTTCCCCTGGTAATGTTGTGGATGATTGACCTCTTCTTTTATAACTCCCTGATAATTAATCTTTTCCATTTGCAAAGTTTACATTAAAGTTTGTGTAATTCCAAATAATCCTTAATTTTTTTTGTTTGCCTGTAAGCTGGATAAGAAGCACCGCTATTCATTTTGATTCGATTAAGGTTTATTTCAAGGCTATAATTTAAATCTAAATACGTTGCGCAATCTATAACTATTTGAATTGTAGGTCGTTGTATTCTCATTGTAATCCAATCAATGGCCTTTTTGTAATTCTCACTCAAATCTCATCTGATTTAAATCTTTTAATTAAACTTTCGCAATCCTCAATCGACCTAACAATTGTGTAATAATAACCGTGATTAATTGCTATTTGCTCAAATGCTTTTTGATTAGGTTGTTGGCTTCCTTTTTCAATTTTAACCTCAACAAATAATCCTTTCCAATTCTTGTTTGAAATCATCCAGAACATATCAGCTACTCCAGCCTTTGCACCTTCTAATTTTAATTTAATTGCAACTAATCTATGTCTTGCACCTCCGTTGGGAATTGCAAAATAATAAAAG